GAAGCTATCTTTCTTATAGCTGGTTATATTCTTTAATTTAAGTTCCATTTTAAAACCTCATCATTGCCAATGATATTGTATAAATATTTAAGCTGTTTAACATGAATTATATTGCTAAACGATAAAGATCTACCTCAGAAGTTTACTTTGTTCAAGCAGAATCTTTTGTTCTAAGAGATATAAAAATTTTTATTAATAGTTTGATTTTTGTTCATGGGATTTCCTTTTTTTATGTTTTTACAAAGTAATAACTATGCATGTATCAGGTGCATGGTTTTGCATGTGTCAAAGTTATGCGTCCTCGTTG